GTTGTAGCTCACCGGGTACACGCCGCTGACCGAAACGAATTCGTCGCCCTTGCCGATTTCGGCGGCGTCGTTCTCGGTGGTGAAGCCGGTGGGCGCAAGCTCCGCGTTGAGTTGGCGGAAACGGATGAAGGTCGTGGACGGAGTAACGATATCGGCCTGCTTGTCCAGTCCCAGGCCGAGAATCTTATTTTGTATGCGTGACGCCATGATTTACCCCTCGCGCGCGAGCGCTCCAATACACAGAAAGTCCACCCCGTCCGGTCCCGCATCGCCCTTTTCGGGAAAGACCATCGTGCTGATGAAAAAGTCCTGGCCCATCTCATCGGTCTGATGCAGCAACGGCGGCTGATCCATGAGTTGCAGGTTGTAATTGGCCAGCTCGATATACCGGATATTCGGCGCCCGTTCAGGAACCGAGATCGGGTAATTCATCGCCAGCCACCAGAGATGTTGAGCGCTCGCCGATCCGCCGTTCGACGCCTTGTTGCGCGGGCGGATATAAAGGTTCAGGCGATGCTTCCAGACGGTCATGCCGTCGATATTGCCGCCGATGTAATCGAGGTAGGCCACGAGAATCGACGGACTGCGCATTTGCGAGAGCGCGCGGATGAGCGAGTTCTCTTCGCCCGAATAGAAGAAATGGCCGGTGATCGACTGAGTCGCCGGGATCGCAGGCGCGCCCAGCTCCGCCGCAAGTTCAGGGATTGATTGCAGCGAAGCCAGCACCGAACTGAGAACCACATCGGGATCGAGCATTTACCTTGTCCTCACTGGCCATACGGCTGCGTGCGCCCGCGCAAGCGGATGTGAACGCCGCCCGCTCTATCGGCATCCGACTGCACGATGTCGTAATCGATTCCGTTGTACGTCGCGGTCTGTCCGCGCAGCGCAACCACGCCCGCCGATGCCGGGATAAAGAGTACGAGCATCGCCGTGCCCGTCTGCGAGCCGGGCGTGTAATCTTCCTCCATGATCGGGTTCTTCACGATGCACGGAACGCTCACATCGTCGCCGCCGTCGTTGGGATGGATCGTCACCTGGAGTACGCCCGCCGCCGGATCGACCTTCTGAAACGCGGCGACGAGCGTGTTATCCATCATGCCGACCAACGCATCGAAGTCCACGGCCTCAGTTCCTCCTCTTCGGCGTTTTCTTCGGCGCGTCGTCTTCGACCGGCACATCCACGGCGGGCAGGCCGCCCGCCACAATTTCCGAGGCGATAGGCGTAATCGGCTCGACGGGCAGCTCGCCGCCATACATTCGCGCGAACCGCTCGCGGTAATACTGTTGCGACGTCGGCCCCGGATCGACCGGCTCCAGGCGCCGCTGTTCGTAAAACTGGCGCAGGCGCTGGGCGCGGATGCGGAGCGGGAACAGCTCCGGGTCGAGCGCCTGCCCCACCTGGACGATTACGCCGCCCACGGTAAGCGGACGGCGCGCGACCTTGAGCGCCGGAATGCCGGTGCGCGTGAGCCGGGTCCATGGGACAAGCTGATGGATCATGCTTCTCCCTTGTGGCGCTTATTGTTCTTCTCGACGTGCTTTTCGGCTTCGTGGCGCTTGGCTTTGCTCTCGTGTTCGGCGGCGGCATGTTCGGCGCTGGCGGCCTGTTCGGCGGCGGCCTTCACTTCGCCCCGCAGGGTTTCGTTGATACCGGCGATGAACGCAACGCAAACGTCGTGCGCCACGCCGGTCACATGGTTCTGGCGCAGATAGGTGTTCACCGCTTCGCGCAGGATTTCCGCCTTCGCGTCCGACCCGATCACCTCAAACAATCCCACGCCCACGGCTACTTCGGCGCCGGTCGTGACCGTGACATCGGAGAGGCCGGGAAGCGCTCCGGCGGCGATGGTCACCGTGGCCCGCAAGGTCGTCCCGCTGACCGGCAGCACAGAGCTGGCCGTAACGCCGGGATTGGAGAAGGCGACCACGGAGGTTGCATCGAAGTTCGTGTGCTTGCCGATTACCTGAACGCTGTCCAGCGCTTCGCCGTCCGCGCCCGACCCCGGCGCGAGAGACGTAATAATTGGTGTCGCCATCGCTTTCCCCCTTCCCAGGACTAGATGCAGCCCGACATGAAGCCGCCCATGTCGGCGCTGATGACTTTATGCACGTAGGCCGACTCGATCTCGACGTGCGTCGAGCGATCCGGCTGGAAGTAGTAACTGCTGATCCGTTCTCCGGCTTGGGTGGCGCCGAAATAGCCAGACCACGCGAATGTGTAGCCGCAGGCCGGAGTCATGATGCCGGGCGCGGATGGCGTATAGCCGATCCACACGTTCGGACCCGCGATGAAGGTGTTCGACTCGCCCGCGTTGATGCCCGCGTTGTAGCCCGGCGGAACATAGGCCGCGCCGGAGTCCACGCCCGCCGCTTCGGGCGCCGTATTGTAGATCGCATCCGAGACATGCACGCGGTCCATTTCGAAGATCGCGGCCAAGGTATCGAGGATCACCTGCGCGGGCTTCGGGGCCGTCTGTCCATACTTCACGCGGTCCACGAATTCGGGGTGATCGAGCAGGACGTCGAAGGTGGGGCGGCCGATGACCATTTTGTTGGGCCGGAAGCCGGTGGTCAACTGCACGATCTGTTTCAGATGGCGCACGTCTTCGATGGGCGTCGATCCGGCGGCGCTCCACTTTTCAAACGTGTAGCTGGACGCCGGGGAGTTGGCCGGAGCGGTCGGATAGGCGGTTCCGGCAGTCGCGCCGCCGGTCCACATATTCGACCAGACGCCGGGCTGAAAGAACGTGGTCATCCACGTAAATTCGCGGTTGATCAGCGATTGCGTGGTGAGCAGGCGCGTGGCCTCCAGATCCAGGTTGAAGATCGAGTCCGCGTTGCCGCGCACCTGATCGTCAATCGGCTTGCCGAGAGCCCAGACGTCGCACAGGTACGACGGCTGAGTATCGACGCGGTAGCCGATGTTCTTTACGGTCGTTCCAGGCGCGCGCTTCTGCATCTGGTTGCGGTTGAAGTCGGCGCGCGAATAGACGGTGTATCGGTCGGAAATCTTGGTCACCGGCACGATGGGAAACACGTCCCGCGCGATGAATACAGTCTCTTCCTGCGCGTACATGGCGCTCATGTCTGTGAGCAGAGCGTTGACGTGCAGATCGCTCATTGTGGGCTGTGCCATAGTTACTCCTCGCGGCGGCCAAAGCCGACCGACAAAAATGAAATTGGATCAGTGGGGTAAAGGCGCACGGGAAGTGCGTCTCTCAGGAACGGGATGTTATCACTTTGGGGTTAAGGCCTACCCGCAGGCCAGTTACAACAAACTACCGGAAAAACCGAACTTACGCGGTCGCCGCGTTGCCCGGCATGAGACGCGCGCTCACGATCATGAGGCCCGGCGTCGAAGGAATGCTTTCGAGCGCCTGCGCTACAATCACGCCCGCCGCGTGGACCGTAAACGTCCCGCCCACGTCCAGATCGAGGAACGTGGTTCCACCGACGATCACCTGATTGGCGGAGATGGCGACCTTGGTGATGCCGTCCGTCTGATAACAGCCCGCCTGACCTTGCACGGGATTGTTTTGCAGCACGCCCGCAATCGCTTTGGCCGCTACGCCGACCGCGAGATGCGAACCGGGAGGGTTGTTCGCGTCGTTGACCAGCGCCACCCCGTAAAATTGCTTGCCGCTCAGATCGGCTCCCGCAGGCGCCGAGTAAGTATTGAGCAGGCCTTCGTTATACGCCATTGTCTTTTCTCCTTCTTACATCGCCCGGCGGGCGGGTACGTCATCGATTACGGTGCTTAGGCCGAGATTCGCCATATAGCGCCGCTGGTTATTGAGCACGTATTCGTTGAGCGCCCGGCCACCGCCGTTGAACGCCACGCGGGCCGCGACCTCGCCGCGCTCTTCCATGTAGGCGCTGTAGATCGCCGGGTTGGCGCGCATCAGCCGTTCCATGCAACGCGACTGCGACAGACTGCCGCCGGAGTTGATGGACATGACGCGGGCCTGTTCGATGGCCTGATCGACCGAGGCGCGGGCGCCAGAGCCCGCACCGGCATCGCCCGTTACGAAAGAGGCCACGCTGCCTTCGGCGGATGCCTTGGCGCGGCGGGCGCTCAGTTTCTCGATCACCTTATCCACGTTGTAGCCGCGCACGATGTAGTCGGCGGCCAGCTCCGGCGCTCCGGCGATCTGGCACAAATTCGCGATCCGCTTGGCGGCTTCGTTGGCGGCGAGCGGGATCTCGGTCACGTCGCCGCGCTTGGACATTTCCTCATCGCACTCGTCATCGGGCTTGGCGGCCTTCTTGCCCTTCTTGCCCTTCTTGGCGTCCTCGTCGGCGGGATCGGGTTTCTTCTTGTCGTCATCCTCATCGTCGTCGTCATCGTCCTTCGGGTCGGCGGCGGCGATAGCGGCGGCTTTTGCGGCCTCTGCCGCTTCCGCAGCGGCTGCGGCCAAGGTGGTGGCGCGTTGTTTCAGTTCCAGTTTGGTCATGGTGGCTTCTCCTTGTTTCCGCTCCCCGGCGGGATCTGTTGGTGGTGCGGCGTCGGCGCCCCGTTCGTCACGGGTATTATTGCCCGATTCCGCAGCCAGCGCAAGTTTTCCAGAGGATATCAGCTTGGAACCGTTGACCTTGGACGTCAAGGCTGCGAGCGCTTCCTCAAATGTAGCGACCTCGTCGGCCAATAGCGGCTTGGCGCTTTCGGCGTAAAACATCGCCGCTTCGGTGGCGGCGATCTTCTCCGCGTCGGCCCCGGCGAAGCCGCGATTCCGCGCCACGGCGGCGACGAACATCTGATACTCGCGGTCTACTTCGGCCTGCACGTCCGCGCGCGCCGACTTACCCAGCGTCTCGTGCGGATTGCCGTCTACCTTCTTTTTCCCGGCGAACACGTAGGTGTATTTCAGACCGGCCTGTTCGTCCGCGCCCGATTGATCGGCGTGCAGCGCGAAGACGCCGACGCTGCCTACGCCCGCCGTGCGCGTCAGGTAGATTCTGTCGGTCGCGCTCGCGAGAGCATAGGCCGCGCTCGCCGCCATATCGTTGGCGACGGACCACATGGGTTTCTCGCCGCGCATCTGGTAGATCGCATCGCACAGCTCGAAACAACCGTGCGTGGTGCCGCCGGGACTGTCGATGTCGAAGAGCACGCCCTTTACCAGAGGATCGGCTAACGCCGTCGTGGCCGCCTGTCCGAGACTGGCATAGGTGCTGCAACCGGAAACCGCAGACAGGAAGCTGAACCGCTTCATCAGCGTGCCGCGCACCGGAATCACCGCGATGCCTTCGGGCGTCAGCCGGTAGGGCTTGGGGTCCGCGCCGTCCTCGTCCGGCATCTGGGCGCGGATGACTGTGACGTCCTGGGTCAACTCCGTGCGCGACGGGATGGCGTGGAGATGCGCCAGCTCATCGAGCGAGGCTTCATCCAGCACTAACCGGGGACCGATGGCGTTCAGGATGACGTCTAACTTATCGGGGCGAATCGCGAGAGGCTCGTTGAAGATCATCGACGCGAGACGAATCAGCGGCGCCTTTGACATAGCTTATTTACTTAGCCCGCATGATACCAGACTTGGCAGGTTGCGGCTCCTCTTCCTCTTGAGATTCGGGCTTGTCTTCTTCCGAGACTTCCGGGTTGGACTCTTTGCCGACCAGGATCTTACGCGGGTCGCTATCGTAGACAAGACCCGCCGCGTCGGCGCGCGTGTTATCCCGAACCTGCGCTTGATCGATGGCGGAGGCGTCCTCGCCCGACTCGGCGCAGACGTTTTCGCGCGATGTGAAGCCGCACCTCACCGCTGTCATTTTGGCTTCCACGTCCTTCACCGGATCGATCCACGCCCAGCCCGCCGGAGTCCAGGTGATATCGAGATATTGCTCCGGCTCTTCCGCATAACCCGGCAGGTTCAGGCGGCCCGAGAGCACGGCTTCATCGAGCCACCAGCGCAAGACGGGGTGGCAGAACTGGGTAACCAGGACGTTGTAGATGAACTGCTCACACTTACGGTGCGCGTCCTGCACTCCGGCGCGGATCGAGGAGAGATTCACGCCGCGCAGATCGCCGGTAATCTGCTCGTAAGTGGCGCCGATGCCCGCCGCGAACTGATGCAGCATGACGTTCAGAAAAGCCTGAAGGTCGTTGTTCTGCGGCAGCGTGGGGAAGGTGATGTCTTCGCCGGGATAGAGTTCGTTCATGCTGCCGGGCTCGATCTCGCCGAACCGCACGCCCGGCGGCGCGTATCCGGCGCCCGGCGAACCGCTGCCCGCGAGATCGGTGGGAACCACGTCGCCTTCGGGGTTGATCTTCGTAATGAAGCCCGCGAACATGGCTTGGATCTGACGCGCGACCACGGTGGCATCAGTGTATTTGGTCAGCTCGTGTAACAGGACCAGAACGGACGATAAATGCGGCTGGCCGCGTAGCAGACCGGCGCGAAACGGCTTGTAGCAGTGCAGCATGTGGTCCGACGTGACGCGGATGAACTTGAGCGCGGACGACGTAAAGAACATCGTCTCGCCGGGATGCTCCTGGTACAGATGGAAGGCCGCGAGACGCCCCTGCGCGTCGAACTCTTTGCCGGTGCGCACCACGGAGCCGGGTTTCGCGACGATGGGGCCGGGCGTGGCGGTGATGTTGAGCCAGATCGGGCATTGCTCCGATTCGATCAGTTGCACCTGAACCGGAATTCGCATGGGCCGTTTGAGGTTGGGATTGGCCGACCAGCCGACAGGCCGGATGTGGCGCCTGACGAAGACTTCGCCGCCCTCGAAGATTTCCCGCGCCGCGAGCGCTTGCAGGCCGTAGAAGTCGCACAGGCCGCTGTAATCGAATTCGCTGGTGAGAGCGGACAGCTTGAACTCGCGCTCGATCTTGAGCTTCACGTCTTCGGGCACGTTGTTCCACTTCGGCTTGATGCCGTTGCCCACGATCTGCGCTTCGAAGTTATCCACGGCGCTGGTCGCGAGCGGGTTGTTCCGCACCTCGTCATGGCAGCGCGCCAGCATGAGATCGCGCGTGGACCAGAGGGAAGTCGTGGGGCCGAGGCGGGTTGGATTCCATCCGCCCAGCCTGCGGCCCATGCCCGTGGCGTCGTAGGGAGAACCGTTGCCGGTGTAGCCGGAATATTGCGGCGGATATCCGCCTTCCGCCCGCCGGTCGAGAAGGCCCGGCGCGGCTACCGTGGCCGGGTTCCGATGCAAGCGACCAATAGTTTGCTCAGACGCCATGGCGTTTTGCGTAGATGATAACACTTACAGCGCGCGCTCTAACTACGGCCCTTAGCTCACTTATGCGCCAATGCGGTGTCAATAAGGCGCACTTACTAAGTGGCGTTTCACGTGAAACAAGGTCAGAAAGAGCCGGGAATGGAAGATATGGAGAGTAGAAAGGCCGGGCTTTCCCCCGCCAGTAACTCACTGATGGCATCGCGCATGACGCTGGAGGCTTTCTGCTCGTTATCGCGGGCGATCCGTTCCGCAATCACCCAAGCGCGGCGGCAGGCCGCATTCGCTTCCGCGATCCTGGCGGTGGTTTCTTCGCCGATCAGGATCTCTTCGAGCGGCTTATCGGCCTCCGTGCCGCCCATGAACGCCCATAACGCTTCATCGCGGTAGAGGAACCACGTGCGGAGGGTCGAGATCAGCGCCGCGCGCGGCGTGATGGGCGCTTTCTTCGACTGGATGATGTTCGGCGCGGTCATAAGCCCTTATTCGTATAGAAGCGGATCTGGCGCCGGGAACCAACGGAACCAGCGGGGTTCAGAAGCTGATAAAGGTAGTTCGCGGCCTTGATCATGTCGTCGATGCTGGCGTATTCGACCGTGCGGTCCTGAAAACGCACCACGCGCACGCCGGTTCCAATCGCCAATTGCAGCGCGTCGTATTGCGCTTGCAGCGGGGCGGGCGGAGTGACTCCTGGAATCATGATTTTCCTCCTATCCTGGCTTCCAATGAGGCTAATCGCGACAGGATGGCTTCGAGATCGGCGGCGCGCGAGATCGTCACCGGGGTTCCGTTGACGCGGAACGTGCCGGTACAGTTGATATCGCCCGTGACATCGAGCTTGTAGGCCGGGGCCGTCTGGCCGATGCCGACGTTGCCCGCCGGGAGCATGGTGATGGCTTCGAGCGCCGCGCCCGCGTTCTGCGTGCGAAGCCGGAGGCCGATGGAATTGACGTTGCCGTTGTCTTTGGCGGCGACGGACGCGTAGGGCAGGCCCGAGGCTTGGCCCGACAGCCGCAGATCGCCGGGAAAGATCACGATGTCGGCGTCCCAGGTGGATAGGGACGTGGGACCGACGTGGAGCAGTCCGCCGGGCGAGGTGTTGCCGATGCCGACCCTGCCTGTCGCTCCGATGCGCACGCGCTCGATGGGCGCTCCGCTGCCTAATGCCGTGCTGAAAGCGATGCCGCCATTGGCAGGGCCGGATTCGGTAACGCAGCCGATGGAAGCCAGACGCTTTTCGACGGGGGCGAGATTGTAATTGGCGAACTGGATCAGCCCGATAGGGACGGAGGCGGCGGAAACGTTGCCGCCGAGGGTAAGTTTCCCCACGCTGGTGGAACTGACGGGCGTTGTCTGCCCGATGACGACCTCGTAGGAGGTTGGGTTGACGTTGGTGGCAAGAATGGAGCCGTCGTTGCCTGCCGCGATTTGGCCGGTGGAATAGAGGCGGAAACCGGCGCCGTTGACGTCCTGCGCCCACGGCGTTTGCGGCGCGCCGCCTTGCGCGCTGATCGCAACGATAGTGCGGTTGTTCGCCGCATCATCGGTGACCGTGACGGGCACGCCCGTGAAGTTCATCCCGCTGCGGACGGGCAGCGGATTCCCTTCGTCATAGATCTGCGAAGGCAGGCCGGGAACGCCTTGCGATCCTTGATTGCCCTGCGGGCCTTGCGATCCGGTCGCGCCTGCCGTTCCTTGCGATCCCGCCGCGCCTTGCGGACCCTGCGGCCCAGTCGGTCCTGGGTCGCCTTGCGGCCCAGCGATGCCGGGCGGCCCTTGGATCTCGCCGACGTTGATCCATGCGCTCGTACCGCCATCCCACACCCAAAGGTGGCCGGTGTCGGCGGTAATCCAAGAGTCGCCTGGATTCCCCGTGGCCGGAAGGTCGGCGCTCGATGGAACCGTGCCCTCCATGTGGATGCCTTGCCCTTGCGGCCCCGTGGGGCCGGTATTGCCCTGCGGACCCGTGGGGCCGTCCGGTCCTTGCGGCCCCGTGGGGCCATCCGCGCCCGTAGAGCCCTGCATCCCCTGCGGCCCCTGCGTCCCTTGTAAGCCCTGTATCCCCTGCGGGCCTACGCCGCCCGTGCCTCCCGGCGCCCCGGTTGGTCCGGGGAAACCTTGCGGGCCGGGATCGCCCTGCGGTCCTGCCGGTCCCGCGCCGCCTGCCGGGCCGGGAACGCCTTGCGGACCAGCCGGTCCCTCTCGTCCTTCGAAT